AAGTAAAATCTTGTAAAAGAGATAATGCTACTGGAGTATTTGTAATTGAATTAAAGCAACCTTTTGCTGCAGAGCCTGTTATAGTAGGAACTAATATAAATCACACAAAAGGTGACGGTAAAAAAGGTGGAGCGAGTGCTGACAGAATACAAATAACATATTCTTCTGCTTCGGAAAAAACTAGCCTTATAATTGTTGGTTCAGATATTACAGAGAAATATTAAGAAGGAATAGGACATGTCGTCTAATG